TTGTGTGCTTTATTATTTTAGTATTTGTTTTAACTTCTTTATTTGTTTGTGTGCACTTTTCAACATCTTGTTTTTCCACATCTGGATTTTTGGTAAGTGGATGCTCGTAAACAAATAAATCCCATTTAAGGACTTTTCCCGAACTATCTCTTTGAACTTGACGCTCTACATAGCCTTTTTTGTTTAATTCCTTTAGAATTGAGTAAACAGTGTTTTTAGACTCTTTTACAATCTTAACCAAACCATTCACAGAAAGTTCCCAGTTGTCGGGCAAAGACAAAATTAAAGTCATTAATCCTTTTGCTTTCAATGATAACTCTTTATTTCTAATAATTTTGTTTGAAATTATAGAATAATTTTTACTCTTTTGGATTCTTATAATATTCATTCAAATAGAGTTAATTGTCCAACACCCCCAAACATTATGTCTTGACGCTCCAAACAGTGTAAAGTTTTCATTTGAGAATAGATTCTTTGTCTTAAACTAATCAAGCATTCATCAAGTTCGTTAATGTCTTTAGCGATGAAATATCCATTTCCTGAACTGCAAATTCCATTCAATAAATTGTTTATTCTGATATATTGAATTATTTTGTGAACTCTTGCTGAACTGAGATTCATTGCTTTTTGGATTTCTTTATTTGTTACAGCGTTTTCTTTTCCGATTCTAACTTCCAAACCTTTGATAATCGGCTCGACTAATTTAAGCTCTTCATCAGTTAATTCGTAAGTTATATTTTCATATCCTTTCAACA